CGCTTACTCCAAGCCTGTCTACATTGGTCTGGATGCCAGCAAGTTCGACCAGCACGTTTCCAAGGATGCCCTTAAATTCGAGCACCACATTTATCTGTCGGCCTACGGGTTCGATGGATATTTGAGGATGATGCTCAACTGGCAGAGGAAAAACAGGTGCTTCTTTACCGGAGAAGATGGTAAGGTTAAATGGACAACTACTGGTGGACGGATGAGTGGTGACATGAATACTGCGCTTGGTAATTGCATTATTTCAGCGATCATGCTTCTGGCTTATGCCGAGGAGGTAGGTGTGAGGATCCGCTGTGTTGTCGATGGTGATGACTGTGTAGCAGTCATGGATGAGCGGGACGCAGGGACGTTCACTGGTGGGTTGAAGAGCTGGTACCTGGATAGGGGATTCCGCATGAAAGTTGAGGCACCATGTGCCTTTTCTAAAGTGGAGTTTTGCCAGTGTTCACCCATCCGTGTTAATGGAATTTGGACGTTAGTCCGTAATCCACGCAAAGCCATCGCCCAAGATATGGCATGGATCCGCAAGGGCGGAACAACGCACACAGAGGATTGTGCTGCTACCGGGATGGGGGGGATGGCCAGCCACACGGGGGTACCTATACTTTACTCCCTTTATGCCTTTATGGCTAGGCAAGGGACCGCGAAGGAAATTGCTCGCGGAACCAAGCACCTTGACGGGTGGGTGACGAGGACTACCACTGAGCGCGAATCTTGCAACATCGATGATCTTGCAAGGTACACCTTTTGGGAAACCTTCGGTATCTGCCCGGGTACGCAGATGGCTATTGAAGCCGAGCTGGACAACCTTCCCCGTCTGGACCTGACGAACATTACGTTCACTTACGATTCCCCAAATACAACCGTTTCCCTTAATACCCACTTTCACCAGTGTCCCACGCTGCTGGATCTCAACCATGGCTAAAACCACCAAAGTCAAACGTAAGAGTAAGCCTCGTAAGAGGTCTGCCTCTACCACCACCACGACCAATGATCGAGTGGCTGGGC